TCACCAAATGTTAGCTCTCCGTCTAAAACTATTCTTTTTGCACCTATATAAGGTATAGATAATAAATTAATTTCCAGTTCTGGAAAATTGAATTCATGCCCGCCTCTAGACTTAAAAATAACTTTACCTTTATCTAATATAGTAATAACCCTTGAACCGTTATATTTTAACTGAGCTTGTATGGGAAAAGATATTTTATCTATATCTTCTTCCTTAGCTAATTGTATGTTAAACTTATTAATAAAAGTTTTACCAAAGACTTTATTTAAAGTTGTAGTAGACACACCACAAGCTAAATCTTTATTACATATTAGCTTTATTAAGTCTCCATTTTCTTTTGCAAATTCTTCAACAGTTATTCTAGCAGCATTGCCACTTAGTTTATTTGAAGCTAAGTTATGTAATATTTCCATTAAATCTGTTGTAAAAATACCTAAGCTATCCATATCAATATGAGTAAAATGAAGTCTATATACTTTATAAGGATTATACGCCCATTGAAACATTAATTTATCGTTTTCAGTAGCTTCTGTTTTTAGTACGCGCTGCTTATCAATAGTTGATGTGTGCAATCTTAATCTATTTATTATACTCATTATATTACCTCAAATACAGTGTCAACAAAATTTTCTTTATTCACAGATACAGTTTTATACGCTTTAGCACTTGCTGCGCCTTTAACCAATAAATAATTAACATTTATTTCTTCTTTACGATTCATATTAGCTTGCCTGGCTCTACGTTGTGTATGTTGAGCAGTAGAGTGATTTTGAGTATAAATAACTAGGTCTTTATATGCAGACAAATCTACACCTTCAGCATTAGTTTGTGCGTGTAGTATAGTAGCATTTTTAAAATACTTTTCTAACTTTATTTTATCCGCTTTAAAATAGTACATTATAACTAAATTTTTTGAATCTCCCCACTTATTTAGTATAAAGTCTACTTTTTCATTAAAACCTAAATTAAGGTACTCATCTCCTACTTTAAGTACTCCACCTTCTAGCATATGTAATGTAGCTCTAAGCTTAGCTGGTGTGTCACAAACTAAAGTATAGTCTTTACTAGTTTCAGCATGTGAAAAATGTAAAACTTTCTTAGTTACAATAGTATTGTATATATCTTTTAAATTTTTAGACAAAGTTATATAATGTAGTACATCATTAGGCTCATGCTCAAAACCTAATTCTTCTCTAGTGTAGCTAATAAATAAATGTTTACAGTCTGATTTTACCTTATTGTGATTTACTTTTGTATAGTCCACAATAGATTCACTAGCGGTTATCTTTTTTGTAAACAATTCACCGTTAGCTTTTCTAACGGAATAATCTCTATACCAGTCATAAAAGTTACTATAACGTTTCCAAGGACTCCATTTACTTAAAGCAAACTGATGAAAAAGCATTTGTGTGCCTTGAGCGTAAGGAGTAGCTGAACAGTATATAATTGGTTTATTAAGGGTAAAATTTTTTACTTTTTGCCATATTATAGAAGTTTTAGGATAACCAGAGATGAATTTATGTGATTCGTCTAGAATTACCAAATCAACCTTACCAGATATTTTATGCACACTTTCATAGTTTATACAAGTATATATATTAGTGTGAGGATGTTTTTCTAAAGTTTCAAACCAACCATTTAAAGCTTTCTTAGTTGTAATAATTAAAACGTTACTTACATTATTACAAGCTTCAGTTATACGGATAGCAGTAATAGATTTTCCTGTACGCTCCTCCATAGCTAAATAAACCATTAAATGCTTTTTTAATATTGGTAAAGCTTCTGATGCTATTTTTAGTTGATGTTGTTTTGCATACCATATTTCTTTAGTCATTACTACTATCCGTATATTTTAGCTTATAGTGCTACTTCTAACTTTTCTTCTTCATCAAAGTCAATAAAACCATCTGGGTATTCTTCAAACGCATGAAGTTTTTCTGTATATATTCTTGTAAAGTTTAACGGTACATTTTTAACCATCTCAACAAGCGCTCTTTGCTCTAAGAAATAACCCATATAATCTGCGCCTATAACTTTTTTATATGTATCAAGAGCATCACTTAAAGCAGATTCTGCTTTAGTTATGTGGGCCTCAGCTGTTTTAATACCAAATCTAGGTAAACCAGGAATGTTATCACTAGTATCACCCATCAATACTTGACGATATAAAGTTATTTCAGCATCTTCAGGTGTAACCTCAATCCATTCTTCTTTTACATAGTTATAATGTAAACCAGGTATTTGTAGTATGTCCTTATCTATGCCGCAATGAATAGATTCATAAAAAGTCATATCAGTAGCTATAGCGTCATCAGCTTCATAACCATCAACAACTATAGCATTTTTATGCTCAATCAAATAGTCATAAATATGGTTTAAAAATTGAGGACGTTTCATATTAGCTCTATTACCTTTATAAGGTTTAGTTTTAGCTATATCATATCTAAAGTTCTGCTTTTTAGCAGGATATTTAGTTCCATCGGATTTACCAGATAAATAAATACGCATTTTATTTACACCTGTATTCTCCATAATTTGCGATATAGTTGTATTAACTATATCGTAACCTGCGCCTTCCCAATGGTCTTCAACTACACAAGCTGTTCTATAGGCGATAATATCACCGTCAACAGCTAATATAGCTTTATCTCCAAGGTCTTCAACTTGTTTTTTAATCCTTAGTTGTTTAATAGTGTCCATAATTTTACTCTTGGTCATTAAGTTTAATTTTAGGTAAATGTTTTAGTTCAATTAAAAAAGATACGTTAGCTGCCATATGGTCAAGATGATTTAACCTAGATTCAGGGTCATTATCTTCACCACTACGCCAAGCGTCAAAGTGACGTTGTAGCGCATTAATATAACATTCTATATTATCAGTTTTACGCCAATTATTTGGCTTATACTTTTTAGCCCCATAGGTTAAAGCGCGTGCTGCTGCTAAACCTAATGAAGGAGGTACTAAAGTCATACGAGGTTTTTCTTTATCAAATTTCATAAAGCTCTCAACAACTTCAAAAGATATATTATGCTCTTCTAACTCTTTTTTGCAGCTATCACAAGGATAATGAGAAATATACATTTTTAGCTCTGAGTAATTTCTATACTTTTTTTCTTTATGTAATAAATTATTTATACAATGTATTTCAGCATGAATAACTTCAGCTTTTGTTGTACCGTCAGGTAACTCACATATTTCACCATCAGTGTGATTATTCCAACCAGAAGCAAACTCTATAAAATCTGTGGGTGTTTCTTGAACTATTATTGCACCAACTTTACGCTTTTTACATGGTGATTTATTAGCAACCTCAATAACACGTTTACTAATCTTTTTTAACCTTTCTTGTCTTTTATAATATTCTTTTTTCATTTTAATTTCCTTTGATAGTTGAATTTCAACAGGTGCAAACATTAAGCTAAACCTTTTACTTGATAAAATAGCGACTCTAAATCTTCAGTAGGAGCCTTATAATTTGCACCTTTATTAATATTAGCTTTTATATCCGGTAAAACTTTTTCAATTGCTTTAGTATCATTACTATCGCATATTATTCTTAACACTACAAGATAATAAGAAAACATATCTAAATCTTTTAAAGCTTCAACGCAAGAAATACATATTAAATGTGCTATTTTTCTTAGTATAATTATCTCATAATCTAGTTTAGAATAATCGGCTATATCAACATAACTAGATAATAAAGAAGCTTGAAATATATCTACATTAGGTTTTTTGTGTTTACTTATATGTTTTTCAAATAAACTTTCAATATATTCAGGAGAATAGCCTAATTTCCATAATATGCCTATAGCTACAAAAGTAATGTCTCCAACAGCGTCTAGTGTTTCTATAGGGTTACCTATTATTCGAGCGTTTTCTAACTCTCCGGCTTCTTCAACTAATAAAGCATTAGCTAAACCAAAATTAAAAATACGTTCATAGCGCTTTTCATTCCAATTTATTACTCTTTCAAAAACTGAAGTCATTTTTTAATCCTTATACATTTAATTCAAATTTAATTACAGGACCTGAAATATAGTTATTAATGTTTAACATTTCAGGTTTAAAGTTAAATACTGTTGCGTCTTTATCTATACTATAAGAAGGTGCGTCAGGAAAACGCAAATTAGGGTAATCACTTAATGTTGTGTTTAAAAATATATCTACTTGAGGCAGATGATTTTCATATATATGAGTATCACCTAATATCATAGTTATGTTTCCAGAAGTAAAACCACATTGATTAGCTAATATAATATTCCAAGCAGCAGCTAAAATAATATCACTAGGTAAACCTACCATAGTATCAACACTACGCTGATACCATATCATATCTAAAAATGTTACCTCTTTTTCATTAACAATTTCAGTTCTTGTATACCACTGATACAATAAATGGCAACAAGGTAAAGATAGCTCATCTAATCTATCTGGGCGCCAAGCAGATATAATCATTCTTCTGTTATTAGGGTTAGTTTGTAATGTATTAATTAATTCTTTTAATTGATTATAGCCGTTAAAGTCTAACCAAGCATTACCGTAATCTAAGTTTAACTCTCCTCCTTTAGCTTGCTCTTCATCGTATAAACAACCCTCTTTTTCTGCCCCCCAAGCATCCCAATAATTGCAACCATATTGTTTAAAGTCATTTATATGCTTGGGACCTTTTAGCATAGCAGCTAATTCACCAATAACAGGCTTATAGAACATTTTTCTACTTCTTATTAAAGGAAATGTTTTACTTGTATCAAAAGCTAAAGTTTTACCAAACAAAGAAATAGTAGCGCCATTACGAGTTTCTTTTTTTAGCCCTTCAGCTAATATTTCTCTTATTAAAGACTTATAACTCCATTCTATATCTAAAAGGTCCTTAGGCATACTAATCCTTTCTTAAAGCTAAGTTTTTCGCAGTATAAATATGTATAACTCCTCTGTCATCTTCAACAGCATAACGTTGTAAGCCAGATAATTTAGTAAAAGTACCGATGACAATTCCAGAAAAAGTATAATCTCCTGTTATTTTTTTAACTTTAGTTCCAATAGGAAAAGTAAACTCTTTAGGTTTTACGGATTTATTTTTTTCCTGTACACATGTGCGTTTACTTCTTATTGTTTTAAGATTGTTTAAGTGCTTATCATAAAAAGCAGTTGCTCTTTGACTTTCTTGTATAAATTGTTTTTCATATTTTACGACGTTAGATTTTTCTTCTTCTAACATCTTTATAGTGTCATTTAAATACTTATCATCAGCATTTTCAAAATCTATATTATCTGCTATTGCGTCACCAATAGCTAAAAACATTTTAAAATCATTCATTTTATTTTCCTTTCCTTTAATTAAGTTAAAAAAGCGGGATAACGGGGAGATTTGAACTCCCATAACATTGCGCAATGTACCTAACCATTCAGTCACGTCATCCCTAACCTGCGCAGGTATTTTATTGGTTATACTCATAAATAAATGTACCAGATTCTATATCTCCCCAATTCCAACCAACTCGTATATTTACTGGCATTGGTAAATCAGTAATAGTTACAGATTGACACATTTGTTGCCAAGCATCTTGCATAGCATCAGCTATAATTTTAGAGGCAGGCATATAAACAGCGTCATTATTAGGCGCAGTAAATATATAATTATCATGCACAAAATTACGAAGTTGAATATCTTTACTAATTTCTTTAAGTTTTGGAAGCATATAGTGCATAGCTAGTTTAGCCACCTCAGCTTCAAAACCTTGTATTTGCATAGCTAATTGGTCTGTCATCAGTTTAGCAGTATAACGTCTACCCAATGGAGTTTGCCATGGTTTTTTACTCCTCCAATCTTTAATTCCTAGTTGTTGCCAATTGTCAATAGCTATCCAAAGAGTCAACCAATCTTTAATAAATTGTTTGCCATCTTTTTCATCTAAAAATAAATCAGCTGATTTAATAAGAATATTTAAGAATACACCTAAACCAGCGCCAAACAATAAACCAAAATTAGCCGTTTTACATATTTGACGTTGCTCAGGCATAAAGTTTTTACCAAAAATCATTTCTGCAACATAATTATGTAAATCTTCACCAGCTCTAAACAACTCCTCCATTTTTTTATCTCCCGTTTTTGCACAAACACATCTTAGCTGCATTTGAGAAAAATCAGAATAAATAAGAATAGTATCACCATTTTCAGGTACACCAAATAAACTTTTTAAACTACGGGGTAATTGTTGTAAATTTTGGTCATCTGAAGTTGTTCTACCTGAACGAGCAGAGCACTTAAATTTACCGTACAGTAAGCCAAAATTATCGTCTTCAGGGCAAGGCTCTATACTAGAATATTCTGCCATTGTATTAATAAACTTAGCTAAAAAAGAATTATTTTTAACTAATTTGCGAGTTTCACGAACATTTGCAGCTTTAGTATTACCTTGTAAAGCTAATTTAGCTAAACCTAAATCGTCAGAATTTTGTGTGTCTATATAAGCTCTTACTTGTTTATAAGAGTTACAATTAATGGGTAAACCAATTTCATTAATACGAGAATTATTTTTAATAAATCTTTCTCGTATTTTTTGTCTATTAACAGGCATACCGTTATTCTGAAAGTCTAAGCAATTTCTAGTTGTAAGTATATCTAGTTTATAGCTAAAATCTTCTTGTTTTACTTTAACTATATCATAAACTTTTTGCAAATAATATACATCAGCTGCAGCATATTGTTTTTGACTTTCAGATAAAACAGGAACACTCCAATCAGATTTACCTTGCTCATTATCCTCATAAGGCCTTTCACCTGTTACGTAATAAACAACTTCTGTAAAGTTAAACTTTTCTTTTAAGAAAAAGTGTAGTCTAGCTAAAAGAAAAGTACAATCAAACTTTTCAGGAATCCATTTCTGTTTACCTAAGTTATCCTGAATAGTAGTTATATCATAATGAGCATTATGCATTATGATATGTTGTTTAGATAATAAACTAACTAATTCATAAGGTGAAGGATATTCAACAAATATAATAGTTGGCCAATCTTCTTGATAAAATTGAGCTAACCTAATTCTACCATAAAAACCTTGTGTTTCTGTATCAAACATTAAAGGTTTATTAGAGTCTATTAAACTTCTAACATCTGCTATAGTACTAAACCGATAATCTAACATTATTTACGCCTTTATATAATTATTAACATTTAAAAGTTACGTGATAACCTTTATGTATTTTAACTGCGTTAGGCGCAACTTTGCCATTAAAAGTAATATCTTTTTTATCATAGGCAAAAACTTTATACAAATAAGCCTTTGCTTTAGGATTAGAAGCTTCATGATTTTTTACTGCTTTATACGCAGATTCATAATCTTTAAAAGTTTTACCTATAATAGTGCTATTCATCATATACTCCCAAGTTTATTTCTTTTGTTTTACCTCCAGTAAAAGCATCATGTAAACTTGATGCTTTTACCGCATCTATAGCTTCTGCATCTACTGCCATAGCGCCTAAAGCAAAATTTGCTCCTGAGCCAATAGCGTGATATTTATATAAAGATAGTTCCATTAATTGTTTATCGCAATCAAAAAACCATAACTTTTTACTACCTAATTTACTTTTAGTAAAAATAATAGCTTTTAAATCATATTCGTTAATTTTTAACTTTTCTAAATTATTAAGCTGATTTTTAGCTATATGGTTAAGTAATTTTTGCGCTGTAGTTAATCTACCTGCCACTCCTACAATATAAATATTGCCATGGCTATCAATTATTTCGTGTATCTTAGTTTCATCAGTTGATATTATTGTATCGCCAACTGATACTAAACCATCTGCAGCAATATGATAGTCTTTATACGCTATTGTTGTCATTATTTAACCTTTATTTCATAATTTTTATCTACAAAATTGTCTGCATCAGGATAAGCCTTGTAAAAGAATTTTTTACCTGCTTCTTCATTTCCATCCGCTAGATTTACATATTCTTGCAAGTGTGATTCATAAGATTCACGTTTATTCTTAAAAGCCACTAATTTAGTTACCTCTTCTTTAGTTATGCATTTTAGCTCTTTTCCTATATAGTCTTTTAAAAATTTCATTT